TACGGATATTTTACAACATAAAAATGATTTAAATGCCGTAGAAGCAATGGTTGAGCAGTTACGTGAGCGTGTTGGTCTGGATAAAATTGAGAAACAAGCTGTTATTAAGCAGGTGGAAAGAGCAAAGGAGCGTGGAGAAGGGACTACACAAAAGTGGTGTGTTTATCCAAAAGACGGTGGAAAAGCACTTGGATGCCATGATACAAAAGAAGAGGCACTTAACCAACTTCGTGCTATTGAGGCAAATAAACAGTCTGCTAAAGATGATTTGTTTGGCGGACTTGGAGACAACCATCCAGACTCAAGATATGACCCAGAACAATTAGAAAAGGGATTGAAGGTTGAGTTAGAGCATACGAATGACCCAGAACTCGCAAAAGAGATAGTAAAAGACCACCTTGAAGAAAGTAAAGATTTTAAAAATGAAGAGGGTGGCAAATATTATGACCAACTTGAAAATATGGAAGAAAATATAGAAAAAAAGTTGGTTCAAAAAGCATATAGATTACAACAACTTGTCGCTTTTGCTAATAGTTTAGAAGCACAAGGTATGAACACTGATAAAATTGACGCTCAAATTAGTAAGTTAGCGGATGAGTTGGATGATTTCCCCAAAGAGTTTGAAGAGTATGAGGGGTTGAAAATATTTATAAACAATGCGTGTCGAACAAGCGGCGGGTATGAATCGGTTCCAGCAATACAAAATCGTATTCGTAAAGAAGTAAGCAAAGAAATTGATGTTAAAAACGAAAAATTAGAAAAATATATTGAAAATTGTTTAAATAGTTATAGACAACCAATTCCAAAAAACACCAGTAATTTTGGAGAATATGTTACTGTTGTTGTAGAAGAGAACGACGACGCGAATACAAAAGTGTTTCATTAATCATGAGTAATATTATTACACCACTTGATATGTGGCGACCAGAAAACAGTTTTTCATCATTAAAACGGGAGTTCATGAAAATGGACCCCGTTTCTTTTGCTGAAACATTTTTACAAATTGATGGAAAACCACTTAAACTAACTAATAACGGGTGGGACTTTATTGCGGATGTATATAGATATATTACAACCGTAGCAATGTCTAATCAAGGAAAACCCATTGTTATTGTTAAGGGTCGTCAGGTTGGTGCTACTGTTATGGCATCAGCATTAGAATTATTTATGGTATCCAGTGGTGTTTTTGGCACGGGAGGGGTTCCACCAGTAAGAGTAACTCATGCGTTTCCTCATTTAGACATGATGCATGGTTTCTCGAAAGATAAGTTAGAGAAAATGATTATGGAATCTACTCCTGTTCCTGATTTTGAAGACAAGAGAAAACCAGGTCAAGTAAAACCTTATGTGCAATCTCAAAAAAATAGTAGACGTGAGGCAACAGACAGTTTATATTATAAACAGTTTAAACAAGGAAATGTCTTATGGTGCGAGTCGATAGGAAATGAGGGGACTAGGGTTTTGGGTAGAACTTTTGATGTGTGTTTTTTTGACGAGATACAAGACATGTCTGAGGTGGCAATTGCCAAGACAACCAAATGTTTAACACATGCACAGCATGGGGTTCAACCAGGTGGTGTTCAGGTATATTTTGGAACACCCCGTCAAAAGGGTACTTTTTTTCATAGTTTGTGGGAAAATTCAGATCAGAGAAGATATTATTTAAGATGTAAACAATGTGGAAGATATTTTCTACTATATACTCCTGGGTCTGATATTTGGGAAAAAGAGATTTGGTTGTATGAAAACATTGTAAAATGCCCCAACTGTGGATGCGAGCAGGATAAAGTTCAGGCAGTTATTAATGGAAAATGGATGGTTACTCCTGGGCGAGAAGATTCTGATTATGTAGGTTTTCATTTTAATCAATTATTTATTCCTACATTTACAAAAGAAGTTATATTAAAAGAAAAACCAGAGAATAATCCAAGAAACTCTGAGTTGATTTTTAATAACGAGATTTTAGGAGAATTTCACTCTGGAGCAGGAATGCCCATTACCAGAGAGGAGATTTATCAATATTGTAGAGACCCCAACCGGTCTATGTCTAAAACCATTCCAGTTGGAACCAAGCGTACTTATATGGGATTAGACTGGGGTGGAAAACCGGATATTGATGGAGTAAAAAGAGGGCAATCATATTCGTGTGGAGTAGTCCTATCGGTTGAGGGTGATAGATTAGATATTGAATATGCTCAGAAACTAAAGCGTATTGATATGGAAGGAAAAATGTCTTTTGTAGACAATATGTTTCGCAGATATGGACTACATAGTGCTTTTGGTGATGAGGGTTTCGCTAATGATATTTCATTAGAATTGAAAAGTGTATATGGTGACAAATATAAAAGCGTACGAAGCGTTGGCATGGTTAATGGTGGAATTAAATATAATTCAGATTTATTAGAAGTGGTTATGGATAGTGATAAAATTATAGGTGAAGTTTTTGAGTTAATGAAGCGTGGAGTTTTTAGGTTTCCGTGGGCCAGTTATGAAGCAATCTCTTGGTTGGTAGCACATTGTTGTTCTATGGAAAGCAAAATTGTTGTAAGACAAGGGCAACCACACACTCATTATGTCAAGGGAAGAATACAAAACGACGGTTTTATGGCGTTATTATATGCGTATATTGCCTATAAGTTTGATAAAACTAGAGGTTTTAAGTCCAGTTTGGCATTATCATCTAAATCTTCATTTCCAATGCCAAAAATTGCTCATTTGCCAAAGATATTATAGGAGTTGGCGGCTTCGCCCAAGATGTTCTATAAACATCTTGCTACTCAACTAAATGATTACATTTAGTTAGATAAAAAGGAGCAGATAAAAATGGTTAAGAGAAGAATAAGCAGACCACAAACAATTGCTGTGACACCCAAAAGATTTTCTGAGATGTCAGAGTTTCGTCGTAATGAAATTCAAGAACAAATAGCGAGAGGACGCCTAAGAGAAACTAATAGTCAGGAAGGCAGTACTATTAATAAACCTCAACAAAATATTAAAACTGCAGCGGCAGATAGTGATAATTTAAGACGCGGCACTTGGGTTCCAAAAACCGGTGAAATTACTGGTGGAAGCAATTCCTATAGTATGGGAGGGGCAGTTGTTCATGGAGCAAATTATTTAGATAATCTTTTGGGAAGAGATAAAACCGCTAATTTTTATGGTACAAGTGGCACTGGGTCTGTGGGTGGAGAAAGTACGGCTGGTTCATCTTTTGAAAGATTTTTGCCAGAAATATATAGTCCTCTTTATACAATGGCAAATCTTAATCTGCCGAGAGATAGAATTTCCATTAATGCCTGGATTAGAAACTTTTTTATGCTTCATCCTGTGGTTAGAAACGCTATTACTTTACATGCTACATATCCTATTAGCAAACTTAATCTAAAATGCTCTGATAGAAAGGTTCTTCAGTTTTTTGAAGATATGATTGAAGAAATGGATTTGATGAAATCTTTGGGCGAAATTGCTCAAGAATATTGGTGTATTGGAGAAGTTTTTCCATATGCCGAACTAAATGATAGTTTAAGAAAGTGGAATAGAATTGTTGTTCAAAATCCAGATTATATTATTGTACAAAAGACGGTTTTGTCAGAAGAACCATCTATTTTGTTGCGTCCAGATAGTGTATTAAAATCATTAATAACAAGCAATAACCCCGCTGATGTTAGGTTAAGACAAGAAATACCAGAGAAAATACAATATCATATTCGTCGTGGAGAAAACATTCCATTAGATAATTTTAATGTATCGCATCTAAAAATGACCACTAGTCCATATGATATTAGGGGCACGAGTTTAGTAGTTAGTGTATTTAAAGACCTAATGCTTTATGATAAGCTAAGGGAATGCTATTCTATTGATACCGAGGTTCTCACTGATAATGGTTTCAAAACATATGATGAGATTACAAATAATGATAAAATAGCAACTATGAATAGAGAAACCGGAGAATTAGAATATCAAAATTATACTGCCAGAACAGATTATATTTTTAATGGTCAAATGTATAATTTTAAAGGTAAAAAAATAGATACTTTGGTTACTCCAAATCATCGTATGTGGGTTTCTAAAAAAACTAAAAAAGGATTTGAAGATTTTTCTTTTGTAAGAGCAGAACATATAACAAATGGAAATCATTACAGAACCACATCACACATTAAAAAATATCAAGGAGAATGCCCAACCCATATAGAAATTAATGGAACTCATTTGCCAGCAGATGTATTTTTGAAGTTTTTAGGGTATGTTGTGTCGGAAGGGTGCTTACATTATAATGAAAACACATATGAGTACTCTCTTTCTATTAATCAAAGGCTTGATTCAGATAATGTGGAAGAGTTAAATTATTTATTTTATTTAATTGGAGATTTGCTAAATGTTCATGTATGTAAGTCAAATTATGTGAATAAACTTGGTTTTTCTGCTAATTCTCCGTGTGATATGGTGGAGTGGAGAATTACCAATAAGAATATTGTTAAAAGTTTTGTAGAATTGATTGGTTATGGTTCGCATAACAAATCATTGCCTATGTTTGTTAAATCATTGTGCCCTGATTTGTTGAAAACCCTTGTTAATACGCTGGTTTCAGGAGATGGGTCGGTAGTAGAAAGTAAGTATGTAAATGAAACTAAGGGTTATCGTTATAACACTTGTTCTAAACAATTGGCAGATGATGTACAAGAAATATTGTTTAAGTGTGGATATGCTACAAATCTTATGACGGCAGTTAGTAATACAGATTGTAAATATTTTGTTATTACTTGGTCGGATTCATCTTATGGAAAGTTGCCGCTGATTTATAATAATCCAGACCATAATGGTGCGAATATATTAAAAGAAGACTATAATGGTCGTGTATTTTGTTTTTCAGTGCCAAATGAGCTTTTTGTAACCAGAAGAAATGGTTTAATTACAATACAGGGAAATAGTAAAATAGCACAAGCGGATGGAATGATTAATCCATTGACATTAATTAAAGTAGGTGGCCAAGAGGGTGAGTATAGAGCGACAGATGAAGACTTAGAGCAAATTAGGCATATTTTTGAAGAAGCTCAATATGATAAAGATGCCAAGGTTATTACACACTCTGGAATTACGGTTGAAAGAAATGGTTTTTCAGGACAAGTAATTGATATTGCCAGTGATTTAGAGTTTATTACTAAAAACATCTATACTGGTCTTATGGTTCCTCCTTCTATTGTAGAAAGTGAGGGTGCTGCTTATGCGTCTGCTTCTATTGGGCTGGAAGTATTGAGACAAAGGTATTTTAATTTTCGTAATGTTATTGCTAAATGGTTAGTAAATAAGATTTTTGCTCCAATTAGTGAATTACAGAACTTTTATAGATATGAAGCGAAAGAAAAGCATTTAGTAGTTCCAGAGGTAGAATGGAACCATATGAACCTCTATGATTTACAAGATTATATTGGAAACATTAGTGGAATGGTTAGTTCTGGGCAAGCATCCGTTCAAACGCTTTACAAGAGTTTAGGATTAAACTACGAGGAAGAAAAGATTAAAATGCGACAAGAGGCAATTGATAAGGCAATTAGAATGAAGGAGGAGGCAGCGTTATCTTCTATGAATTTAAGTGAATTGCGTGCTCTTAATCCAGAAAAACCAATTGAGGATACTATTAATAGTAAACCAGATGGAATATCTGATTCTGGAGGAGAAATGTCTGAACTAGCACCTCCAGTTGGTGGCGAATTAGGTGGGGAAATGGGTGGCAGTGATGCTCCAGAAATAGAAGGAGGAACACCGCCTCTTGGTCCGGGAATAGTGTAATATGAGACCAAAAGACATAGAATTTAAAAAAAAGTGCGCTCAATATGATAGAAATGTAAGAAACTTATTAAAAAAAGGGAATATAGATGAGGCAAAAAAAATGATAGACCAAGTTGCTTTATCCATAAGAGAATGGGAAGAAGAATTAAAATCAACGAGATTTAGATTGAACTTTTTAAGAAATATATATTCACTATTAATATTAGAAGAGAATAAAACAAACCGGAGGCTTAAAAATGGAAAATAACATATTATCTCTTGAAGAAGCATTAGTAATAGCAGATTTATTTGATAGATTTGGAGACTCCAAAAGTGCGGACGCAATTGATGATTATATTTCCAAATTTGCCTCTACAAACGACACCATAAAGCAGGCTGGATTGTTTAAAAACCTAATGAGAAAATTGGTTGGGTTTGGAAAAAGTGTGTTTTTCAAGGTATATAGAGAATTATATGCTGAGGCAAAAAAGGCCATGGAGCAATTAGATGAGAAGGTTGCCGACATTAATGATGAATATAAACAAATCCGACAAGATTTTAAGTATCATGATTTAGAAGGATGGAGAGGAAGAGTTCATCAATTAGGTCTACAAGATAGTAAAAAAATTATGAATGGTTTTGACCGAGCATATGGTAAGTTAGTACAATATCTTGGAATTAAGGGTGATAAAGAAACAGATACTTCTTCACCAGATTCTGCTCTTGAGAAACTTCCTGATTTGGGTCAAGAACCAGCACAAGAGACAGAACAAGAGCAAGATAAGGGACTTTGGTCTAGGCAAACTCCAGGGGCACAAGAGGGTTGGAATGAGGTGGCAAAAAATATAGCATATAATCCCTCATTAGGTGCCATGAGATTTGATAAGAAATATTTTAATTATTTGCTTGGAAAACATTTGGCCGTAGATGGAACGGAAAATGTAAGATATTGGAGTGCTTATGCCGATAGCCAACAACCATTAGATGGAAGACTTAAAGAGATGATGGGCGAGGATGAATGGCAGTATAGAGAACAAGATGATTTTGTTTACTTATTTCCAAAAAAACGCGGAAGTGATGTTGGTGCCCCCGCTGTTGAAGTGGTGCCAGAAGAAAGTTTGCCAGACCCAGAACTTCCAATGCCTCCAAAAGAACAAAAAGAAGAGTTTCTGGCACAGCAACATGAGGAAGAAACTGAGTTAACAGAAGAAATTAAGCAAGAAGAACCACCAGAGGTTAAGCAAGAAGAACCGTCAGAAGATGTTAAACAAGAAGAACCAAAGAAAGACGAAGATACTTTTGAGATTAGCGAAATTGAAGAAATGACTGCCCCAAAAGAACCAGAAACAAATAGAGTATGGGTTAGATTACAGTCTCCAATAAGAAGAGGCAAGAATGTATATTATGTTTTTTCTCTACTTAAATCAACTTCTGCTAAAAAATATGAGCGTCAAAATAAGGGAACAATTGTTGGAGACCAGAGTTTAACACAATTTTTAGATACTGCTAGAACCAAAAATTTTGCGGGACATACAGCAGGTGGAAAGCGTATTTTTCTACCAGCAGATGCTCAATTAAGAGAACATTATATGAACGAACTCAAAGAACAGTGGGAAAAATAAATGGTTGAAATTAAACACTTTTGCTCTTGGTGTAAAAAGTTTCTATACTCTGAACAAAGAGATGATTTAAATGAAGACATTATTACGCATGGAATGTGTGATGAATGTAAAAAATCATTCATAGATGATATGCTTCCAAAATTACAGCAAAAGTTTATAGATTTTTCAAATGCTGGATTGGAGGACAGAGCAAAATTGGTACTAAAAAAGATAGTAGAATATGAGAGTGCACTAAAAACAGCGTCAAAAATAGAACCGTTATCTTTAATGCGTTTAGTTAATATTAAAGACCCAAATGATTTGCTTAAAAAGTTTAAACCAGAAGAATTGGTATTAGAACATAAATATGACGGTTGGAAAGTACAGATTATTAAAGACGGAAATGTTCGTATTTATAGTAGAAAGGGTGATGAAAAAACCAATCATTTTCCAGAAATAATAGATAAAATTAATATGACCGACAAGACTTTTTTAGAAGGAGAGTTGGTTTATTGGGAAGATAATAAGCAATATGTAGATAAAATTACATCTATTGCTGGTAGTAAGGCAGAGACAGCACGCAAAAAACTAAAAGATTTACCCGGAATGATTAGAGTTCATGTATATGATATTCTATGGTATAAGGGAAAAAATGTCGCGTCTAAACCTTTTGAGGAACGAAGAAAATTATTAGAAAAAGCAATTGTCCCAAATGATATAGTCAAAATTACAAAACAGTATCCATTTAATGATTTTGATGAGGCAATGAAAAATGCTATGGATGTAGGTGGTGAGGGTGTAGTTATTAAGGTTAAAAGTGCTCCATATAAGTATAAAGAATTGAGAGCGACTGAACCAAAACCACAGAATACTATGTATAAATATAAGGGTGGTATTGGAAAAACAGATAGTGATGATTTTGTTGTTTATGATTATGTAATTACCGAAAAGGGTAAAATGAAAGCGATGTTTGGGCAATATTATAATGGAAAACTTTATAAAATCAGTGAGTTAAGTAATTTTTCCAAACAAAATGCGGATATTATTATAGAGAAGTTAAAAGATGGCCCTTTTGTAATTGAAATTGGGTTTCAAGAGCGCTTGCCGAAAGGATTGCGACATCAAAAGTTTATTAGGTTTCGAGATGATAAAAAACCAAAGGATGCTACCATGAGTGATTTTCACAGCAAGCATATTGATAAATTAAAAGAAGCAAAAAAAAAATTTAAAATCTCCAAAAGAGCAAACTCATTAACTCCCAGTGAGTTCTTACAAGAGGTAAGCACATTTGTGCCTATTCCCAAATCCAATAATGAGATAAATGTTAGAACTCCTAGATTTCCTAAAGCACCTGCGAATCTCAATTTTGATACCAAATTGGGGTTCAAAATAATCTCTACTCTTGAAAGTGGTGGAAAAAGTCATGTTGTTGGTGACTCTGGCAATTCTTTTGGATTAACTCAGGTTCACGCTCCTTATTTATTGGGGTGGTTATCAAGAAATAAAAACACAGAACAAATAACTGGATTGTCTTCCGAGGATTTAAAGCAATTGTCTGATTCTTGGAAAAAGTATTTACGACAATTAATAAAAGAAGATATTTGGAAAACTGTTCCAGTACAAAAGAATGTAGAAGAGTTTATAAGTAAAAACCCAAATAAAGTTGTAAAAAGAAATGAGGGAACCACAATAAGATTAAATCCTCGTGATATACCGGGAGTAATCAAGAAGCGTGGTAATCAATATGTTGGACAAGAAATTGATTTAGATGTTTTAAGAAAATATGGGTTTAAGTCGACACCTGAAAATATGAGTAAATTACAACATATTACTGATACATATATTACTGATAGAGTAGTTAGAAGTTCTATTGTAAGATTGTTATTAGAACAAGACCACCCAGAAGCAGCGGAAAAGTTTTCTAAATATTTTACAAGTTCCGGAATTAGAAAAAACCCAAATGTGAAAAAACTTGTAGATTGGGCAGCATATAGTGATTTTGCTAATAAAATGCGAAATCTTATATCAATGGTTCAAAAGTATGGTTATGACCCAACTGTACCCGGTGCGTATAATATGTATCAGCTTATGGCAATTGCTAATGCGAGTGGTATATATAGAGTACGAAGGTTTTTAAAAGACAAAAAAGTGTTTGGCCCAGGGCATACTACTTATCTTAATCGTGCTAATCCACTTATTAGAAAAATGACGGGTTTATCTACAAATGTTGAAAACGGTGGGCTTCCAGGATTTCAAAAAACTACAGCATCATATAAATATGCGTTTGAGTTCAAAGATGAAGATGAGGAACATACAGAAGTAGATCCATTTAAGGGTATTCCTATGACCTATATGGATGATTTACTTAATGATTATGTATATTTAAAAGAAAATATCAACTTGGTAAGAGAAGATGTTGAGAAAAGATATCATCGTCCTTTTACAGATAAAGAATTAGAACAGGTTATTACTAATACATTGCTACAAAAATATCGTTCATTAGCAAGTTCCGCAACTTTAAAGAATATGATAGTTAAATGTGCTGAATATGCTGGAGATGTTTTATATTTTCCTGCTTCATATACCGAAGATATTCGTGCGGGTAAAAGAAGATATAGCATCAGACCAAATGATATTAATGTTAAACCTAACCAGATTGCTAAATGTAAAACCTATTCTGGTGGTGATATAGCAGATGTTATTATTTTGTCCAAAGAGTATATGAGCATTCCTCGTATTGAAAAGGCACATGGTAAAATGATTTCCGAGGCACTTCAAAGGCGATTTGGTACAGACCGTCAGTTTGTTGTTGTTGAGTTTGAACCAGTGTTATCAAGTTTTGCTGATGATGATAAAATGAGCGAAGTTCTTATTGATAAAGATAAAAAACTTACAAGAGCAGATATTAAAGCTCATTATAGTAAACCAGAGATTAAAAAAAAGATAATGGACCGTATTAAAGACAAACCGGTAATGCTATTTATTGGTGTTGAAAAGAATAAAAATATCCTTAAACGCAATCATAATGACAAACCAATTGTAATTACAAATGACGATCCCAAAAAACGAGATGATGACCCACATAATTATTTTTATTGGGTAGATAGAAGAGTTTTGTCTTTTCATGAGGTTTTTGGAAATAAAACCGATATGGGTTTTGTAGATTTGGATTTACATGGTGATTTTTCTAAAAACCAAGCACAAAAATACATTTCTAAATTAAAAAAAGAGATTAAAGACAAATATAACTCTTCTGTTCGGGTTTATAATAGTGGAGGAACGGGTTTTCATGTTGAATTTGATGTTCCAGAGCAATCCATAGATAAATTAAGAAAAGAATTAAAAGATATGCTTGATGAACTAAATAAAGAATATGATAATATTACCACTGGAATTGTTAAAGGTTCTGGAATGCGTACTGATATTACTACTCTACATAATAAGGGTAGTTTGCGTGTCCCAGGGTCAATTGGTGAAAATACTGGAAATGTAAAAACAATTGTTGGGTCAAATAATGCGGAATATATTTGGACACAACCAGGTCGTGATAATTCTTATATGTATTCCCATGAAAAACCATTTCAAGATGACATGATACCTCATCCTCCGAGATTTACTCCTCCTTATGGTGGTGGATATGTTTCTGCCGCAAGTCGTGTAGATAAAGAATATATTTGGTTAATTGATGAAGATAATGATAAATTTTATTCTCATCTTAATATTAAAGATGGAAAAAGAGTAGAGGATTATTATGACCACCTAACATTTGGAAAACTTATTGGATTAAATAAAATTACCAATGAGGGTTGGCGAGGAAGAATATTTATATATAATGACAATACAGCAGATGTTCAGTGGTATGGAGATAAAAATATTAAGAACGCTCCAGAGTTTGTTTTGTCTGGTATTTTTAGTGTGCTTAGAGATAATCAAGTTAAATCTTTTGAATATGAGCAAATTGTAGATTGGCCAAGTGCTGAGTGGCGAGCTTCTGGTTGGTACAGTGGTGAAAAACAAAGATTATTAGATAAGCATATGGAAAAAAGAAAATGGATGGGGTTTGAAGAACCGGATCCAGAGTTCATCAAGAGTTTAGATGTCAAGTTTGCTTCTGTCTTAGTATTAGGAGAAGTAAATAAGAGAATTTTTGATATGTATAATATTCATATTTGTAATGATATTAATAAGTTTGCCAGTTGTGATGGTTTATTTATTAATAAGAATACAAGTATAGACAAATCTATATTAAATCATTTTAAACACCGGACTATTGGAATTAATTGTTCTGCTATATCTATTTTGCCCTTGGTGAATGGAAAGAATATTTCTGCGGCATATAATGAGGTTGGTAAAATTAAAAGGTCTGGTGCTAATTTTTCTCGTTTGCCAGTTGAAGTAGATGGAAACATTGTGTCTTCTGGTGATAAAAACGAATTGGATAATACTTTACATATATTTTGTAATATGGTTGTAAAAAAAAAGTTTGCTGATGGATATGATGAGCAAATCGAAGAAGAAACAGTCATTCCTACCGAAATTGAAGAAAAACAAGAAGATATAATCACTCCTACGAGTTTTCTTCCTGAAGACTTTGATGATAAACAAGAAGAGGAAGAAGAAATAGACCTAGACCCACAGGAACCAATTGATGAGTTCCAGCTTCCTACTGTTCATGACGAAACACCTGATACAGAACAACTTCTTACCAGATTAAGAGAGCAGCATGAAGAAGAAGATGATGAGATTTCAATGCCTTCTGCTGAATACTTATTTCAACCGCCTAAAAATGAAGATGGAACTATTTCAAGTAAATGGCCAGAAATAGAACCAATAGATATGAATAAAGAAGAAAGAAAGGTGTTTTCTGAAAAAAACCTAAAAAATAGTATTTCTATTACCAAAACATTTATGGAACCAAAGTCGTGGGAATTATTAAAGAAAAACCCAGAGCTTGCGCAAAATGTTGTTCTACCTGCTATTATTAAAGAAATAGGAAAAAAATGGTTTGAAAATAATACGCAAAAGAAAAAGTTGGGAAAAGAATTGGCGAACACTCCATTTAGTATGTTTAGTCAAGAAGATGTTGAATTAATTCAAGAAGGAATGCCGTTTGAAGATTTGCCAAGTGTAAAAGCATATATTGCGATTATTAATGATAAACTCACAGAAGTGGCACATAAATATTTTGGTTATGGATACAGAACAGACCCTACAAGAGGTCCAGTTCCTCTTGGTGCGTATATGTATAAGGCTCTATCACGCCAAATGACCAAGGTTATTGCTGATTATAAAGGATTTAAAGAAAAGCGTGTTCCCGTTTGTTCTTTTTGTAAGGGTAGAGTTCAAAAAAGGCAGAGTAATGAAGTGGTAACTACCGAAATGGAATTGGTTCCTAATTCCAAACCTAAAAAATGGATATGTCCAAAATGTTCCGAGCAATATAATAAAAATAGAGATAAAATAAACATATATAAACAAACAATAGAACACAATAAAAACAAAGCAGTAGAGTTAGATGAGGCACTAAAAAGAATAAATAATCTATTACAGGAAGAACCAGAAAATACGCAATTATTAAGGCAAAAGTCCTCGTTAGAAAAAGAAGTTATTGATTTATCAAATAATAATGTATTTTTAGGCAATAATATTAGTTCGTTAAGTAAAATACAATATAGTTTAAGAACACAAAGTTTAGGAACTCCATATTTTCATACTTGGTGCCCTAACACAAGGTGCCCTGGTAATCGTGTGCCACTAACGGCATTGGATTTAGACAATCCTTTCTGGTCAACAGAAAAGGGTAAATTGGCCGTTGGTGTTCTTAAAAATAGATTTGGTATTGATATTATGCCATCTCAATCGGCAGATGATTTGCCATATATTGCTCCTCACCGAGTTCCACCTGAGGAATTATTAGATGTTCCTTTTATTTGCCCTCATGATTATATAAAGTTTACTTTGCGAGAGGCGAAATATAAGGGGTTAAACAAAAAAGGTGGATTTTTGTGGGAACCATATCAAAAAGCAAAGTGGGAAGAAGAGTTTGGGGCAGAAATTGAGGCGTCAGACAGTGTTGAGACTGACCCAGAAAAAGTTCAAACCAATATGTTAATTGGTCAAACTGGTAGGTATTTATCTGATTTGGCAAAACAACTTTTTGGCAAACAGCATCAAGAAGAATTAGAAAAGCATAGTAAGTGGATATCTAATCAAGTAGAGATTTATAAAACACACGGAGCCAATCTCGAAGATGCTGTAGAAAAAGTAAAAAAATCAAAGACATTTGCTAATTATCAAAGAAAACTAGCACTTTATGATACAATTAGTCAAACATCAGATTTAGATGAAAATACATTTGTTTCGTGGATGGCAGAATTAAAAATGAACAAAGAATACATGTCAGTTAAAGATGCTATTGTTGAGGCAAATGCTTTTTCTAAAATTGATTTGAAAGCAAGATATAATGAAATTCATATTCCTCTCTTACACGCTTGGGTGTCTAAACTTCAGGAGAGGCAGGATTGGTTTGAGTATTATGGTATGAATGCCATATTAGCAAACGAAAAACAAGATGGTATTTATAGTAATGGTCCGGGGACATTTTTTATTGCTCGTGTAGGAGATTTTTCTCAGGGCAATGAAGATGTGTTTGGTTTTTCTTGTAATTTGGTTCCAGATACTAGAGAGGTTAGTCCAAAATTGTATCCTCTTATGGGTCCATCTTCTGGTAGAGAACCGGCAATAGAAATGGCAAAACGACCAAAAACATCTGCTAAAAAACCAAAAGTATTAAGTTTTATGGGTGTGTGGAAAATACCACACATAGGAAAACTATCAGCATAGCAAAAATACGGACTTAAACCTTTGGATTTAGATAATGATTTGGTAAAATATGCTAAAAACAATCCAGACAAAAACCTAGCAGGACAGATTATGTTTAGTGACTTTAATATTGCTACATTAAATGCGGGAGATACTTCTTTTGATATAGGAGAGTTTGTATTGGTTCAGGCTCTTGTGATGCCTGGGCGATATGACCCAGAACCTATTGCTCAAATTAGAAATATAAGAACACAAAGTGATACAACCAAGCAAATCTTTTCTCGTCTTGGCAAATTAATGGCCGGAGAAAATATTGACCCTAGAGGTAAAGAACTGCTAAAAGAGTTCTTTAATGATGTAAGAGAATATGGAGATGACCCAGAAGAAATGCAGATATATATTGAAGATTTGATTAATAATTTCGAAGCGTTAGAGAAAAAGGGATCTCTATCTCAATATAAAAAAAAGAGAGATTTTATAGAAACCCCTGAGCCAAAGGGTAAGAAGAGTAAGAAAAACCAACACCGATTTGTTATTCAAAAACACGATGCGGACAAGGCAGGACTTCATTTTGATTTGAGATTGGAAAATGATAAAGGAACTTTGTCTTCTTGGTCTATTCCAAAGCATAAATTACCATCTGGAAGTGAAAAACTTTTAGCGGTTAAAACAGAAGACCATCCTATTGAATATATGGATTTTAAGGGGAAAATACCTTCTGGATATGGCAAAGGAAATGTAAAAATACACGATAAAGGGACATATAAAGAACTAGACAAATCTACGAATAAGATTATATTTACTTTAAGGGGTAAAAAAGAAAAAGGAACATATAATCTTATAAAGACAGATAAAAATTGGATAATTACTAAAAATAAGGGAGATTAACGATGGGTTCTACTGCTAATTTCATAAAAAAGCGTTTTCTAGGAAAGACATTGTGTGTATTTCTTGGGGAAGATGCTGAAACGCTTAATTACGACCAAGCATCTCCCGTAAATTGGGGATATTATAGAGGAATTGTAGAAGAAGTAGATTTAGAGGATGAAATAATTATTTTGTTGGTTCCAGATGTTGGAAGAATGTATATTGACGCAACATATAATATTAAAGCATTTTGGGAGCCTTCTTTTGACCTACACAGGGCAATGAGGGCATCATTAACCGGACGAATAGTAGGAGCAAAGATTAAAGACAAATGGAAGTTATAAAGACATACAATAAATATACCGGAAAACAAGAGTGGGCAATTGTAAATGTAAATAGTATTCCTATTGTTTGGTTAGGGCAAAATACAGATAAAGCAGAAGAAGAACTTGATAGACTAAGCAAAATTAAAGAAAAAGCAGAAGAGGCTATTTTAGAACTACATGAAATATCAGGCGACTTAAGAAATAAAGGTATTATTCATATTGCTGACGCTATTACAAATTGTATTATTTATATACTAAAAAACTACTCACAAGAAGAAAATATTATTAAATTAGATAAGATAATTTCTTTATTAATGAGTAGAAAAGAATTAGATTTAGTAGATAGATTACAACCATTATTACCTGATATTTTGGCGTGTAAAAACATAGATTTAGAAGATTTTGAAGTTGCTGAGACCAAGATATCAGCGTTGAGAGCCTATAATATTGTAAAAATACTTAAAAATAGATATGAAAATGGTGATATTGGTCCAAATGATTTTGAGTATGATAAGATGATAGAATTAGAAACCCTTTTAAAGATGGGGTTTGTTTTATCTAAACCTCGTGGTTATAAAGCGTTGCCTAAAACAAAAAATTGGTGGGAGCATTTTGAGTATGAAAAAACTGGCGGAACTAGAACCGAGAATGTTTTTTGAAAAAGGTTTGGATGAAAAATATCCAAAATTATTGAGAATTGCGTCTGAAAGTCTCTCACAAAAAGACCCCGTATATTTTTTGTATCTTCAACTACACGAAATCTATCCAAAATTAGCAAAAAAGGTGGCAAAATATGTTGCTGTAAATCAACCTGAATATTTTTTTGGGTATGATTTGAGCGAAAAGTTTCCATTTTTGTCTAAAATAGCAAGAATATATTTAAATAATGAAACCAAGTAAAGAATATAATTTACTATTATGTAAACCGGAACTTTGTGAAGAATGGGATTATGAGAAAAATGTTCTTGGTCCTAAAAACTATACTGCTGGGTCAACAAAAAAGGTTTGGTGGAAATGTAAAAAAGGCCATAGTTGGGCAATATCTCCAAATCAAAAACGAGGATGCCCGTATTGCTCGAATAGGAAAGTGTGTAAAGACAATTGTTTAACAACTACACACCCAGAATTATGTAAAGAGTGGAATGATACTCTTTCACCAAACAAGATAACCTTTGGGTCTTCTAAAAAAGTTTGGTGGAAATGTAGTAATGGGCATAGGTGGCAAGAAGCAGTGTATAATAGAACCAAAGGCTCTGGTTGTCCATTTTGTGCTGGAAAAAGAGCAAGTGATAATCATAATTTAAGCAATATCCCCCAATTGTGTGATGAGTGGAGTGGTAAGAATAAGATATCTCCCTATAATGTGTCTCCAAACTCGGGAAAAAAGTTTTGGTGGAAATGTAATAAAGGGCATGAGTGGAAAGCGTCAGTAAATGATAGGCGTAGAGGAAATGGGTGTCCATATTGTTCTAATAAAAAAGTTTGTAAAGATAACTATTTAGCAACCACGCATCCAGAATTATGTAAAGAATGGGATGATAAAAATATTACTCCACATGATGTAACTTTTGGGTCTTCTAAAAAAGTTTGGTGGAAATGTAAAAATGGACACCGCTGGAAAGCACCTATATGTAAGCGACAAACTCGTAATTGTCCCTCTTGTAGTCATATTATATCAGTTGCTAGTACTATTTGGTTAGATAGTTTGAATATTTCATCAAGAGAGCAGCGTATTGTTTGTGGCGATAAAAAGTTTTTAGTGGATGGAATATATAATAATACTGTTTATGAGTTTTTAGGTGATTTTTGGCATGGTAATCCTCTTATTTATGATCCTAATAAGAAAAATCCCAGAAATAATAAGAAATATGGAGATTTGTTATATAATACTATGATAAGATTTAATCAAATATGTTCCAAGGGTTTTCAAATTGTATATTGTTGGGAAGATGGAAAAGAAAAAGAATATAGAAAGAAGTTAATTACAAAACAAGAACTATATAAAGAAGCACTTCTTGTTTTTAAGACCAAAGTAGGAGATGTGTTACAAATATGGAAATAGCAAGATTGTTAAATGTAAGTGTAGATAAGAAAACCGGAAAGGTTTTTATTGAAATGGAGGTGACTGACCCAACATGGAAGCAAAAAATATTACGAAACTGGAAAGACAAAGAAGTGGTTTTAGTAATTAAGGAGAAGTGATGCCGCATTATGATTTTAAATGTACCAAGTGTGATAATGTTTTTGATGATATAATAGATACAGATGAAGATTTTCCAATGTGTCCAAAGTGTGATGGAGAGGTTAAGAAACTTATTTCAAAAAATATTAGTTTCTCTGTTTCACTAGGGGCCAAGGAATATCGTGAATCTATTGATAAGGAGGTGAAGGAACTAGCACAAAAGATGCAGCATGGAGACGAGGATGTTTGTGCGGATGTATTGGGCGAAGAAAGAATGCTCAGTTATTTAAACAAGGAGTAAAAAGTATGAAAATTACCATTACTGGACATAGACCGGATGCTTTTATACAATCAAAATATCGAGAAGATACAGTAAAAAACATTATAGACAATACGATTTATATTTTAAAAAAACAATATAAGGAAGAATTAATTA